GGAAGAGACCTATATAAATGTATTTGCATGAAAAAATCCGACCGCCCTCCGAGCAGAAAACGGAGGGCGGTTCAAGATAGTAGAGCTTAAATAATAGTATCCGGATGTCCGGACCCAAGGATAAGTATACCACAAACGTCATCCACTGTCAAGAAAAAAGTTCGAAAAATCAGGGGGAATTTCATTTTCAATGTCGAATAATGTCGGATTTTGTCGAATATCCAGAAATAGGAAAATCGGCAGAGAACAAATCTCTGCCGGTTTTTTTATCTCGTGAATATCCTGATGTTTTCACGAGATTATTGCTTATACTCTCAGAGTCCACCCAGCTTCGATATAATCCGCTGTGATTGATGGATACTGTTTTCTGTTTTTGGTCACGATCTCTTCAACCGTGACACCGTACTTTGATGCGATTTTCGTCAGTGTGTCACCGCTGCTGACATGATGGAGCGGTCTGCAGATCTGATTCACTCGCTGCTGCACCGCTGCATAATCATATCCGGCAGCGGTCAGGCGATCTTTGCGTTCTTTGCCGTTGCCCCAGGCGCCCGCCAGAACTTCCTCAGCAAGTGTTTCGACTGACTTGCCCGCTGTGCTTTCGGTGGAGGCAGGCTTGTCCTGCTGTGATTCTGCAGCGAATTCTTTGTAAAACCTCTCTGCATACTCCGCACGTTTCGTCCTTGCATCTTCGCTGGTATCCGCCGGACGTTCAAAGTCGAGCATCACTGCATCCGATGCCGTGCGGACATCGTCCGTCGTCCGGAGCACCTCCAGCACCTTCGGGTAGCTTGTCATCAGCTCACTGCCGAGAAATCGGAGCTGCATATCCGGATCACCGATGGAAGTACCACAGTTCTGTGCATAGGTCAGCAGCGCTGCCTTGCGGGTATGATGTGTCCACTGTGCCAGACCATAGCCGGCACAGTCCTTTGCAAAGTCGGTATATTCACCGCTGTCCACTGCTTCCGTGTATGTGGAATCCGTATATCCCAGCGGCTTCTCATAGCTGTTCTGCAGGTTCTTCGGCTTCAGCCCTGACTCTGCATAGAGATTGCCCATCATACCGGCGGCCCCTGCGGCGGTCATGCCGAGTGATGTGAGGTAGGCCCAGATTTTCTTTTTAGTTGTCATGACGCTCACTCCTTATCAAATCTTACTTTCATCAAGTGCACCTGTTGTGGTTCCGTCTACTGTGTAGTCTTCGAGAGCACGGATTTGAGAACTAATTGATTTCCATATAGTTGCGGCTTTATATGTTGCAACCAAAGCAGCAGGGACATAAACATACCCTTCACCATCTTTTATTTTTGTATAGCTTAATGTTGTGGTTGAACCGCCTGAACAAAGGGAGTCTGTTCTAATTATAAGGGTTTCAAGGCTCTTGCAGCCGTAGAATGCATATGCTCCAATACTTTTTGCAGCGTGTAGGTCTGCTGTTTTTATATTTTCACAATATGAAAATGCATAGGTTCCAAGCGTATTTGCTGCTGGCAATCTGACTGAAGTAATCCCTGTGCACCCATCAAAAGCATATGTTTCAACGCTGGTTGCAGACGGTAAATTTACAGAGGTAAGCCCTGTACACCCTTTGAATGCATATGATCCAATGCTTATAGCAGAGGGCAGATTGATAGTGTTGACTGCTGTACAGCCATAGAATGCCTCTCTTCCAACGTTCTGCATCGATGGCAAATTAACATTAGATAGAGACGTGCACCCTTTAAAAGCATCTGTTTCAACGCTGGTTGCAGACGGTAAATTTACAGAGGTAAGCCCTGTACAGTCATAGAATGCATATGATCCAATGCTTGTAGCAGAGGGCACGTCAACAGTATTCACTGCTGAATTTTTATAGAAAGCATATTCCCCCACGCTTTTTGCATTGCTGTTTACTTCTGTGATACTCCTCTCAATCATGGCGTCAAGTTGTCCACTATCATCACCCCCTTCCGCTGCTTTAGTAAAATTTGGCACTTTGACCCACGCCCCGGCATTCGTCAGCAGGTACTTCTGACCGCCGTTCTCGCTGATGAGCAGCTCACTGCCCGCCGCCCACGCTGGGTCGGGCGTGGGCATGTCCGATGTGGTATCGGCATAAACCGTCACAAAATGCTTCGCACTGCCGCCGAGCTGATGCGATTCACCGGTATACTTCACACTGTAAGCCATTACTTTTCCTCCTTGTTTTCATCGTGTACATTTTTCAGACGGCGGATCAGTCCGGCCGCCCAGAGTGCTTCGGGATTCACGGCTGCATAGTTTTCCAGAATCGACACCAGCTCCATCAGCACGATGTACGCAAACACCGCAAATGCCGTCACCACGCCTGCAATTTCCGCAAGCTCCGCCGCCTGATAATACTGCCCCAGCGCATGGATGCCGATATCCAGTCCGCAGGCCGTCAGCATGACAATCAGCTCGCCGAGCTTGTTCATGCCGCCCTGCCGCATCTTCTGGCTGTTGACGGTGTTGGTGCAATAGGCCTTGATATAGCCCGTTGCAAAGTCAGCAATCGCAAGGCCGATCACAATCAGAATCATAATCATGTACTGCATTTTTAGGTCTCCTTTCACGCATCCAGAATCACAAAGCCACGGGCGCACAGGTACCGCTTGCCGTCCATCTCGGTCTCAAACGGTGCGGACACCTCGGAAAACTGCCGCTGCAAAGGCTGCCAGACGTTCTGCAGGCTGCCGGTCTGCGTGTAGATGGGGCACAGTGCTGTACGGCCGGTGACGCTGTCGGCGTTGTTAAAATAGACGTTATACGGCGCAGGGGTCTCGTCCTCGCTGGAGATAGCCCACAGGCCGTAGTTGGACTCGGAGTAACTCATGCCCTGCGAACCGTTATGCCGCTGTGAACTCTTGCCCGTGGTATACAGTGCCAGTGCTGTGGCACCGCCCGTATCCTTGCAGATCACCACGCCGTTATTTGTCTGGCTGTTTGGCACGAGCAACAGGGCGTTGCTGCACACATAGACGCTGCCGGTGTAGCCGGCGGAGCCATAGCCTGCATAGAGCTGGGTGGTGCTGGCGTCGGGGTGGGTGATGGTAAAGCCGTAGTTTGTCGATGTACCCGTACCAAGGATATCCGCCCAGATGCGCAGAATCTCGGTACCGCCCACCTTGCAGCTGATGCTCTGGTTGGTGTCGCCCTCCACAAGCTCAACGCTGTCAAAGTAAGCGGGCACGGCGTGTGTCTGCAGGATGTCGAGCAGGGGCGTCATGTCCTGGGCGGTGGTTTGTGCCGTCAGTTTCGTGATTGCCATTAGGTTGCCTCCTCTGTCATGGTCATGATGCCGCTGAGAACATCGGGGATGGGTGCAATCCGACTCGCTGCCGATGCAGCGGCGGGGTGGGGGAGGGTGGTGCCTGAGCTCTCCCCTGCTGCCGTTCCGAGTGCAAACTCAAAATCAATGCGGCCGATTACAAACTCACTCATACAGCACCTCCCAGCGGGACGGGATGGAAATACAGTCTGCCCATCAGCTTGCGGTGCACCTTTTCGCCCTTGCGCAGTGCAAAGTGCATCCGGTAGCCGCCCCGCAGTCCGGCTGTCGCACTGCTCAGCACGGTCACCTCAAAGGCACCGTCCACAATCTCGCAGTCGAGCGTCAGCACCGCATCCGCAGGTCTGTCTTCCGAGGCAAGCAGCAGCTGCATGCTGCAGCCTGTCACATCGAGGCGTGTGCGCTCCCCGTCCTGCTCCACCACCGGCACGATCCGGAACGGCCCCAGTGTGTCCCCTGCCAGTGCCTCACTATAGGGGAGTTCTTTGTAGAATTTCAAACTATGTGCCTCCTTCCAGAGCGGCAATACGCTCTTTGATATTGGTCAGCTCTTCTTTCAGCTCGTCACACAGAATGCTCGTGCAACTTACTGAGCCGCTGGCTGTGATGCTCGTGCAACTTACTGAGCCGCTGGCTGTGATGCTCGTGCATCGCATCAAACCGTCGGAAGAAAAATGTGCTGTGCTTTGCCCGCCCCGATAAAAGAAAATCGCACCCGCTTGTGCAACAATTTCCGCACCCGTACTGTCATTCGACAATCTCCATTCAAGTGGGGCATATTTTGCATGCCACGCCCCGCTGTTGAGCTCAATGACGCTGTAGGTCTCATCTCCCGTGTTGATATGGATGCTGCCGCCGGTGATGTTGATGCTCTCGGCAAAGCAGTTGCCGTCCGGATCCACACGGAACGTCCCGTCGCCGTTCGTGATCTCGATGCCCCGCAGCACGCCCGCTGTGATAAAGTCCGCCACAATGGCACCGTCCATGGTGATGGCCGTGCCGTATGTCCCGTCATAGCCGGTGCTGCTGTAGCCAAAACCGCCCGTATTCCACCGCCAGACCTTCTGCGCAGTCGCCTTGTCAGGGGTGTCCATGACGAGGAGCTCATTGCCGTTCACGACGACATAGCCCTTGATGCCCGCCTGAATGAGGGCGGTGGCGTTTTCCTTGGCAAGCGTCAGGATTTCGGTGCGCTGCTGGGGAGCCTCATACTTGATATAGTTCGCTGTCCGGACATTCAGGTCGGTCAGTGCCTCCTGCTTGTCACCAAACTCGAGGGCGGGGGCGTAGGGCTTGTAGATGTCCACCGTGCGCTTGTAGATGCGCAGCCACTCATCCACGCCCATGACGGGATTGCGCACCGGATGCGTATTGCAGAGCCGGAAGGCTGCCGGATCCAGTCCGATCGTGGAGAGATCGAGCGCCTCGACACGGTATGCCTTTTTGATGCGGTTATTCTGTGCGAGGTACTCCCTGCCCCGCTCCATGAGTACGGCGGGGTCTGTGACATCGTCAAACTCGGCCACACCGCAAAGGACGCCGTATTTTTCCAGAGCCGTCACATCGTCGATATACGGGCAGTTCATGTTCACGCCCGCAATGGTCAGGCGTTCCTCCGTCTCGTCGCTGAGCCTTGCACCAAGGGGCATGAGACGGGTGATCATGGAGGTGGCATCCTGACTGCGGGAGAGGGATTTCATATTCTTCGTCAGCTCGATCGCCACGGATGAGCGCACGCCGGATGCCTTCAGGTAGTCCAGATACCGCACGCCATCCACATGACGGATGGACAGCTCACCGCCGAGCACATCCACAAGATTCGCCTTGATTTCCTCGAGTGTCCTGCGCCCGAGGGTCTTCACGGGCAGCACGCCATGGATGTCGCACTGTCCCATCCTGATCTGCTGCGCCTCAGCCACAAGGGCATTGTGGCGTGCGAGTACGGAATTGAGGAAAATGAGGATGTCCACCGTGCCATAGTCCATGTAGAGCAGGCAGGAGTCGCAGAGATAGCCCAGCTCTCCCTCACAGGTGACGGTTTTTCCGATGACGCCGTTCTGGTTCATGGTATCGCTGATCCGAAGCACACGGCCACGGAATTCCGCTTCGCCAGTCTTGGTGTTGGTCAGCGTGACAAAGGTTTGCATCTCACGGAGTGCGTCATAGCAGGTGTTCTGGGGATATACGCTAAAAGTAAAGGCAGGAATCAGCCCCGCTTCTTCGGTGAGCTGGCCGGATGCCGCACGCTGGAGACTGTCGGGAGACAGCTCGTGGAGCTTCTGCGTGGTCACGCCGTTTCTGATATCAATTTCGTACATCAGATGATGCCCTCCTCCTGTGCGAGCTGGTCATTCATGTATCGTGTCCAGCCTGCCTGATCGTTATCGTAGTTGCCTGCACCTGCAAGGGCGGCAAAACGCATGATGTTGTTGGCATCGACCGCATCGAGGACGCCGTCCCCGTCAGTGTCGGCAAGGGCTTCCTGCTCCGGTGTCAGGCCGGAGGGATTGCCCGCCCCGATCTGAGCGGCCGCTGCCAGCGCAATGGCACCGTCATTGGCGTCCACAATGCCGTCGGCGTTGAGGTCTGGGTAGCGGCTGGTGGAGGGGGTGGAGGGGTAGCGGGGATATGCATGCGGTTCAGCCGCAAAAGTCACACTGATCTTGTACAGGTTGTTCTGCTCTGTGATATTCACATCCGTGGCTTCTGCCATGTAATAAATATCTGGCTCCATGTCGTCATAGAGCTTCTGATATCCGCTGTAATCCAACCAATTCCGGATGCAGCGGATGCGATTCCGGGCTTCCGTCCCATTGTCGCACAGGAATACCAGCACATATTTTAATGTACGTTCTCCATAGGTCTGTGCGCCGCAGATAGTGCTGAAATTGTACACTGCATTGCTGTGGGGCACCCGCTCTGTAATGCGGTTCTTTTTGGCCTGCCCGATGTTCCTTGATGCCACACGGCACCGGAACGCCGACCACGAATGCAGACCATTCACTTCGATTCCGATCATTTTGCAAGCCCCCTCTGTTTCAGTACGAGATTCACACCCTGCTGCATGTCCACCTTGGTTGTGACGGCATCGGCAACGATTTCCTCACCGACCTGCAACTGGATGTAATAATTGACAACAGGCTGCTCCCCTTCCACAGTGTCAGTGGGATCCAGCGCAGACAAATGCTTTTCCGGCTGAACAGTAAGCCCGTTTGCGATTTCAAAAAGGCGCCGCTGCTGTGCCTGCGTCAGCACCATCTCCCCGCTTTGCGCAAGGATGGGCACTTCTGCTCCCATTTCATAATCGATGATGCCGCCCGTGTGGAATTTCGGCAGCTTGACCACGGGGATGTTGGGGATGGCGTCAATGCCGAATTTGCCGGTCACCATGTTAATGCCATTGATGGACGCATTCAGCATCCCGACAAGCAGATTCAGCACTGTTTCTGCAATCATAGGCAGCCCGTTCATGGCGTTTTCGAAAATTTTCCCAGCACTTGCCCACATGGTCTTCCAGTCCCCCTCAATGATGGCATTGATGAGATCAGCTGCCGCCGCCCAAGAGTCACCAAGCATGGCAATGATCTCCATGCAGTCCTCAATGACAGGCATGACCATCTCAATGGCGGCTTTCAGGGAGATACCGAGGTATTCGGCCAGGAGCTCGATGATGGGGACAAGGTCCTGAATGACAGGAGCAAGTTCTCTCAAAATATCAACCAGTATCGGGATGAGCATCTCTGCCAGATCCAGAAACACAGGAAGCAGTGCCATGACAACATCCAGCAGGGGCGGCAGGAGGTCAGTAATAAGGGTTAGAATTTCCTTGGACAAGCCTGTAAGAAGTTCCGTCAGCCTTGGCAGAATATCCGTTTTGAATTCTTCAAAAAACGGTTTCAGTGATTCGCCGATGTTTTTCAGCTCCGGCAGAAGCGTTTCGATCAGATAGGGCAGGAGTTCTCCGCTGACCAGTTTCTCGAACTCTGCTGCCAGTGGTTCAATCGCTTCTTTGGCAAGGGTTAGAATCGGGTCGATCAGGTCCAGAAAACGCTCTGCAATGGGGCCAAGCGAATTTTCCAGAAGCGGCAGAATCTCTTCGAGCAATTCGTTCAGCACCGGAATCAGGGCCTCGCCGATCGGCAGGATGACCATTTCCAGCGTGCGGCTCAATGCCTCAAACATAGATCCGAGGTCGTCATATTTGACCTCATTGATCTTACCGAGGGCGTCCTCTGTGTTGTAGATGCCACTGCCGATCTCGTTAAGTGCCGTCACGGCATCCGTTCCCAGATCCTCCCACATTGAGCCGAACAGTGCCACGCCTGCGGTGTTCTGTGCGAGGGGATCATCCAGTGCCCCGAGTGCTTCCACCGTCTCATAGAACGCAGTCTTTGCTGCATCGCCGCCGAGTGCGAACTTGGCACTCATGGCATCGGCACTGAGCCCGACTGCCTCGAAGCCTGCGGTTGTCCCATCCGAGCCATCAATCGCTCTGATGGAAAGTTCTTTGACTGCATCGCCGATCTTATCAAGCGACCATGCACCGGATTCTGCGCCCTTTTCCATGATGTGGAACATGTCGTCCGCAGTAAAACCGAACTTTGCAAACTGCACGGAATACTCGGAAATGCTGTCAATCAGTTCATCGGAATAGTCAAGACCATTCTGCGCACCCGCAGCAATCAGCCCCATGGCATTGTAGCCGTTGATGCCGAAGCTGTCCATCATGGCCTTGGCAGCACGGGTGGTCTCGACAATGTCATACTCAAATGTGTCATTGAGCATGATAGCCGCTTCCGTAACACGGGTAAGATCGGCGTCGTTCATGTCGCCAAGATTCTTCCTGACAAGTGCAAGTGATGCCGCAATATCCTCAAAGTTCTCGCCGAAATTGTCGGTATAGATGTCCTCCATAACCGCACGATACCGGTCCATATCCTCCACAGCCACATCTGTGGAGGCAGTGAAGCTGTTCATGGCCTTGTCAAGATCATTCGCCACATTGACTGCTGCCACGCCTCCGGCTACGACTGCCGCTCCCACGGCAAGCACCGTACCGCCGGCTACTTTTCCTGCTGTTCCGAGTGCCCCGCCGACAGAACTGAGGGCATCGCTGAGGCCGCCTTCTGTTTTCTCTGCGACCTCTTCGGATGCTTTACCGACCTTCTCCAGTTCTTCACGGTAGTTCTGCAGTTCCTGCTCCGTGGCAATGATCTGTCGCTGGAATGCCCGATATTCTTCGTCAGGGATTTCTCCTGCCTGATAGGCTCTGTCAACTTCCTGCTGCTTTTCCTTCAGATCGTCAAGCTCTCGTGTGGTCTGTTCCACAGCCTCAGCAAGGACTTTCTTTTTCTGGGCGGTCAGAACCGCATTCTTGCTGTTCTTTTCCAGCAGCTCATTGATATCATCCAGCTCTTCCGCAAAGGATTTTGTTTTCTTTCTGGTTTTTTCGGTCTCATCGCCGAACCCTTTGACAGGATCCGATGCACCGTCTGCTGATTCGCCCAGTCCCTCCGCCGACTCTGCAGCGGCATCCGCAGCATCTGCGATGGCTTCTGCGGCTTCTCTCATGGCTCCGGCCATGCTGTCTGCTGCTTCCTCTGCGGCATCCTCCACGACCCCGAGGGTGTTTTCTACAGTCCCCGCCGATCGTCTTGCCGCCTGTTCAGATTCCTTCAGATCCTTCTTCAGATCACTGGTGTCAGCACGGACACGATAGACAACCTCGCCGTCTGCTGCCTGATTTTCCGGCATAGCATCACCTTCCTTTATGCTTCAGCTCTTGCCTTCAGTGCATCTGCAAGACCTGCAAGACCCCTGCGGAAATTCTGCTCCCGTTCCTCCTGCGAGATATCGAGGGCATAGTACTGCTTGAGGGAAATCAGGTTTGCGATGTACTCGCCGTTGTGCTTATTGGCATGCGGGATTGGTTCACGACGGATGCGCATGACCTCCCGCATTTTTGTTTTCTCAGACAGGCCTTGGAACAGTGCCATAAACTGCCACCAGTGGAGGTTGTCCCGCTCAGTAGTCAGGTCGATGCCGTAATCTGCCATGAATGATGCATAGATATAGGCTCCATCCTGCAGAAAATCTACACAGCGAAGCCCCTGATGTTCCGTTTTCTTCGTAAAGCTGATGCATTCATCGAAGATTGCAGACAAGAGATCCGGCGGCGGATTCTTGTCCCTGCAGAGCATGGCAAGGGCAAGCGTCTGTTTTTCCCTGTCAAACAGCACAGGATCCTTCAGCAAGGCGAGCACTTCAAGCACGGTATTGAAGGCGAGTCTGAGACGCCACCTTTTCCCCTCGAAAACAATGCTGTCAGGGAGCGTCCTAGTGAGATCAAACATCATAAGCCGATCTTTCTGCGCTGACGGCGGTTCAGACATGTATTGTTTGCAAGGATCTCCCTGCGGCTCTGCACATAGCGTTCCACCGCAGGCTTGATGCAGTCAAACACAAACGGCAGCAGTGCTGCCGTCATGTCCACATAGGAGCCCTTAAAGTAAGCAAGGATCCTCTCCACGGCCTCCTCACCGCAGATGAGTGTAAACAGATCCCCTGCAGCCTTCTCAAATGATGCCATATCCCCTGCCTGCTTAGCCTTGGCGAGTGTCAACTCAAGTCTGCGGTAATCCCTTGCCATCGCTTCGGGGTTGATATCAATGTGGATGATCATTGCGGGATGATCGGACTCTGCCATCAGTTCCAGATCCTCCACAATACGCTCCGGTCTCTTGATCTGATATGCCATAGAAATTCTCCTTTTCGTTAAAATATAAAAAGCACCCCTTTCGGAGTGCTTCTGTTATTCAGTTTCCGTCACAACCTCCGGCTTGCCATTGAAATGGATTTCCAGAGACACAGCGGTGGCATTGTTGGCTGCACCGCCCGAGCGGGTGATCTTGGCAAGCGTCACAGGACAGGTAATCACTGCGCCGTCCGGACAGTACATCCTGATATCGGTCTCTCTCGCCTTGCCCCAGTTGTAGTAGACGGCGTCACCGAACATATAGTCCTGTGCGGGATCGCCGACCATGCGAACACCGGACAGTGTCACAATGAGCTGGCCGCCGGTCACAAAGCTGGAACCATAGCCGCCGTCGCCCAGGAAGGAACCCTGATAGAGCACCTCGTTGAGTGCCTCGGACACATTGTCAAAGCCCTTGGCGACCTCAGCCATTGTGGCTGTATCGCTCTCCGGTGTTGTGTTGATTTCAAACCGATAGTCATAGTTCAGCGAAATATCGGGTTTTACATTTTCCGGCATTTAAAAGTCCTCCTTGTTGTAGTATTTCAGGTTGATGATACACGAATAGACCCAGAAGTCACCATCCCGTGAGACATAATTCGGATATGTGGACACATGGACATGGTAGATACCATGGGGATGGTGTCTGGTTCTTGTAAGCTTGCCGCAGATGCCGCACAGCTGATCGAGTGCGTCCCGCTGCCCCTTGGATTTGCACAAAAAAAGCAGCGACGCATTGTCACTGCTGGTGCCGTCGAGATAGGTCTCTCCGGACGATGCAGGGGCAGGCTCGACGGAAATGCCGCCCTTTGCAGGCAACTGGCCGATGGATGCGCCCGTGAGCCTCGCTGCGTATTCCAGTATGGTTCCGAGCATATCAGCCCTCCTTTGCTGCCTGCCGCATGGCTGCACGGAATGTCTCAAGCCACTCCTTGCCGTGCTTGCTGTGTGCATACTGTGCCCAGAGCTTGCGGCGGCCATTGGCAAACTGGTATTCCCGCTCCGGATCGCTCTTCACTTTCTTCACACCCTTGCGGGAATATGGCTGGTCATCGATGAAGAAACAGGCTTTTCCGGTTTCCGGATCCACCATGACCACGCCATAGTACAGAGCCCTTGCATAGGGTTCTGTCCAGCGGATAATTCCTTTTTCCGGTTCAGAAAAGGTCAGACTGCTGTTGATGAGACCGTCCTGATCCTTCGGGCAATATTTGTTGCTGTCCTCCAGTGCCTTTTCCGCAGTGATGTACACTGCCTTGTCCGCCGCCTTCTGCAGCTTCTTCTCGATTGCACCGAGATTGATGTTCATTCTCACATCCATCAGACAAGTCCCACCTCCAGATGATGCAGCCGTGCTCCGTCATAGAGCGGCTCAACGGTTTCGACACGGTATTCTGTGCCGTTCCACAAGAGCTTCTGTCCCACCTCGAACTGTACACCCTGCGGAGCACTGTTCCGGCAGTCATAGAACAGCATCACCGACAGTGTGCACTGCCGGTTCTGCTTATCTGGGATGAGCTTTGTCATCGGCTCAATGCGGATCCGGCAGAGCTCTGCAATCGTTGTAAGTGATTCTTTCTGCCAGACATCCTCCGTCACGCCATGGAGCGATGCAGAATGGATGAGCAGCCGCTTCGGAATTGGTTTCACATGACCGCCACCCCTCTGTAGAGCAGCCCCACGGACTCGAGATAGCCCTTGGCAAGGGCGCAGAGCGAGAAAGCATCGCTGCTCTGTGTGCTGCTGCCCTCAGAATAACTGAATTTGCCAAGCGTCACCGAACTGTATCCGCTTTCCGTCAGGCTCTCCGCACCGCCCATACTGTCGATGCGGTCAGCCTGCGCACAGACTGCGCTGTACACGCTTCGGCGGAACAGCACAGGAATCTCCTCTACTGTGAAGCCACTCGGGAAAATGGCACAGTCCACAATATCCGCAGCACGGGAGAGAAGCAGGGAAAGTGCCTCATCCGTGCCGGAAAAACTGCCGTGCCATTCATTCTTGTAGAAGTCCAGCATTATGCTGCACCTTCCTCACCTTCATCGCCTTCATCTCCTTCATCGCCTTCATCGGGAGCCGCTGCAGCGCCCTCGGGGACGATGGCCGCAAAGGCATCGCCCTTGACGCAGAGATAACCCACACGCATGGTGGCCTTGATGGCGATCATGTCCTGTTCAGCCAGGGAAATAGGCTTGCCGTCTGCATCGACAGTGTTCTGGAGGGTGGCTTCCTTCAGAATCTCATACTCAATGCCCTGCTTGAGGCCAAAGAGCGAGTACTTCCACTCACCGCCGATGATGGTTGCCTTCGCCTTGTCCCATGCACCGTTGCGCACGAACTCGATGGGCTGGGAATACAGCTCTCTCTGGTTTGTGCCCTCTACAAAGAGCGCCGCACCGTTATCGTCACGGAGCTTTCTCAGGGTGCCCTTTACGCCGATGTCAGCGGTAAAGCCGTCCACATCGAAGCCGTCTTCCTCGACAGCAGACATGAGATCGGACACCACGATGTCAAACTTGCCCGTATTTGTGATGGTGTTGCCCGCTTCCTCAATCGCTGTGATAAGGGACGTCTCAAAGGGTGAGCTTGTTTTGAAGATGCAGGCTGCGTC